CACCACCTCAAGTCCGTGACTTGAACCCCGCAAACCTCAATCCCGAATAAGAAATGGCCGCACCATTTCAGAATTATTCCGGCGGTGTCCTTCTGGCGGACATCGTAAAAAGGAATAATCTCAGCACCTATGTGTCTGAGGCAATCAAAGAGCGCAGTCTTTTCATTAAGTCTGGCGCTGTTGTTCGTAACGCTCTTCTCGATGCACGAGAAGGCGGTACTCGCATTCAAGTTCCCGAGTTCAACCCCATTGCTCCCACCGAGGAGATTCTGGACGGCACCGCAACTTGGGGCACCAGTGGCGCTGGTTATCTGACTCCTCAAAAGATCGGAACCGGAACCCAGGTTGCAACCATCTGTCACCGTGCATTTAGTTATGCGGTTGACGATATTGCTGTTCTGGCAGCTGGTGAAGATCCCATGCTTCACATCCGCAACCAGCTGGCTGATGCCATCAACAAACTGAACAGCGCTCGTCTGTTCAACCATCTCAACGGTCTGTTTGCAGGTGGCTCTGGCGCTCTCGGCGCTAACCACATGGACAAAGCTGTTGCAGCTAGTTCTGGTCAGGGTGAGGCCAACTACCTTACCGCTGCCAACGTGGCAGAAGCTCGCTCAAAACTGGGTGAGCGTGGTGAAGAGCTGGACATCCTGATCGTTCACCCCACCGTCGCTTACTACCTGTATCAGGTAGGAATGCTGACCTTCTCCACTTCTGCACTGGCCGCTTCCGGTTCAGTCACTTGGGGTGGTGGTGGCGTCGGCATCGGCGCTCGTGAAGTTGGTGAGTTCGCTGGTATGCGCGTGATTGTTGACTCTCAAGTCAACACTGTGCGTCCTGGTGCTTCTGGCCACGTCAGCGAGTTCCGTTGCTACCTGATGAAGTCCGGCACCATCCTTGAGGGTGTGCAGCAGGATCTTCGGATTGAAGCTGATCGCAACGTGCTTTCTAAGCAGGACGTGATCGCTGTGGACTACCACTCTGCCTATCACATCATGGGCACTAAGTGGAACAGCTCCTCGGACAACCCGACCAATGCAAACCTGTCTAACAGCAGCAACTGGGCGGCTACTTACGATGTTGATCTGATCCCCGTGGTCGAGATGATCGTAAACACCCCGCTCGATACCACCGCTATCCCCTGATCGCGGTAGTTAAAAACGGCCCTACCATTAGGTGGGGCCACCTTCTTTTTGGCATGGCGTATAGCAGTTCCAAAAAACTGACCACCCGGCAAAAAGCTGCGATGGAACGCCATGCAGAACATCACACCAAAAAGCACATGGCCGAGATGCGCCGGTTGATGAAGGCTGGTAAGACCTTTACTGAAGCGCATAAAATGGCAATGAAAAAGGTAGGTAGGTAAGCCGTGGCCGCAACCATCACAGCCACACTTGAAAGCGAAAGCGCCAACAGCTTTGTAACGCTGGCAGAGGCGAACGCCTACTTTGAAACCGTGCCAAGCAGCACCAACTGGGACGACAAGACTGATGATCAGAAGAACCGTGCATTGATTTCAGCCACGCGCTGGATCGACACGCTGAATTTTTATGGTGATCGTTGCAATGCAGATCAAGCTCTGAGCTGGCCTCGCAACAATTATCACGTGGATCGTGTTGAGCTTGCTTGCTCTGCGATTCCAAATGACATTAAATACGCTACCTATGAGTTAGCCAACGCACTGGCTAATGACACGGAATCGATTACAGGGTCTACCGGCGATACGGGATTGTACGAGTCCGTCAAGCTCGGAGAGATGGAGGTCAAGTACAACACTTCTAGTCAGGCTACTGGAACTGTTAATAACGTATTCGACGTTTATCCTTGGCTTCAGTCTTATCTCGGCGCTTATTGTCTGGGCGGCAGTGGCTCGTATTCTGTCCGAGTTGTGAGAGGTTGATATGCCAGGCGCACTTGACAAGGTTTTCAAGGAAGCAGCCAAGGCAATCGTTGCGGACCTTGGCGACGGCCTAGACACCAAGATTGATTACACCCGCAAGTTTGATGGGACGTATGACACAGCCAAAGGTACGTTTACGACATTCGATCGTCCGTACTTCAATCTGAAGTGCCCGGTTGAGTTTGTCCGGTCAGAGGAGGAAGAAGGCCGTGAAGAACGAGAAGCACGCATTTACATCTCTCCTGATCAAATCGGGGGCAATCAGCCCACAATGCAGGACGAGATCACTTTGAAATTTGCGGGGGCAAGTCGCGCTGCTCAGATTACAGACGTTAATACCTACCGTGGCGGCCAAGAGTACCTTTACATCCTGCGCGTGAGGTTCTGATGGCTAAGAAAAAAGGTCTTGGCCAAATCGTCACCGACCTGGAACGTCAGATAAATGACGACTACAACGCCCTCATTCAGCTGACTGTCGAAGGCTTAGGCACAGAAGAAAACAGCCCTGTAGATACCGGGTTTTTTGCCTCAAGCTGGAAAGCATCAACTCAAAAGGTGCGCGCTGAGGACAAGCGTGAGGATCACGCTCCATGGTCAAAAATTTACGAAACTCGTCAACCGGGTGGGCAAACCAGCTGGAGCAGCATTGGCAACCAACGAGTTCACACGAGCAAAAAACCTGTGGGCAGCCAGATAAAACCTCGTTTTCCTGTCCCAGAGTTCAACTTCAAGCGCCAGCCCACGGTCTATATCGGCAACACCGCTGAGTATGCGGGTTATGCCTTGGAGTCTCCAAAAGTGGCAAACTTTATCCAGGGTGAAATGCGTTCTTTGGTCCAGCAAACCTTTGGGGACAAACGTCCTGGCCGCATTTTTGCCAGAACTGGATCCAGCAGCAGTGTGTTCGGGTCTTATACCAAGCTCTAAGCCATGACTCTTGTAAACGCCCGCGCAGCCTTTGAAAAAGCAGTTACTGACGCTGTTTCTACCGCTGACAGTACGGTGCTTATGGTTTACGACAATGTTCGTTACACCACACCTGGCAAAACCAAGAAATACATCCTGATGACGGTGAACTTCAACCGTTCCACCATCCAAAACCAAGGCGCAGCCCAGGACTATTACTCCGGCGTCATCCAGTGCAACATCTACGTTCCAAAGTCTGCCGGAACGTCAGTCCTTTCCTCTCTAAGTGAGGCTGTAATCGACGGCCTTACATCCGTAAATGCTTCCAGCTACACCGATACTTTCAGCGTTGCACCTCGCGTTTCAGACATTTCCGGTCCAACCCCGTTAGAGCTAGAAGACCGTTCGCACTTCATCGGCATTGTTTCTTGTCAGTTCACAGCAGTTGTGTAGTATATTGAGGCAAACGGTACTACTTTATGCGCGCCTCTGAACTGCTTCGCAATAAGTTCGGCGTTAGTCAGCTGTATAAGCACGAAGTCAAAGACGGCGACGAAACGGTGCTTGAGATCTACTGGCACCCGCTCACCATTGCAGAACGCGAGGCCATCCAGAAAAAAGCTGGTTCAGACGATGCCACAGATTTTGCTCTCGGCATGATGATCGAAAAGGCGCTCGACGAAGACGGCAAACGCCTGTTCCAAGACGGCGAAAAAGCGGTCCTTAAGAACGCTATTGAAGCCGCTGTTCTGCAGGACATTCAGCTTGCGATGCTCTCTTCTGGAGCTGAAAACAAGGTGGAGGACGCGAAAGCATCCTTGAAAAGCTGATCGTGACTGGTATTTCATGTTCTTCCTGGCCAAGGAACTGGGCATGACAGTCGCGCAACTCACAAAACACCTAACCCAGGAAGAGCTAGTTGGCTGGGCCGCTTATTTTGACCTCTATAACGAGCAACAAGAAAAGGCGATGCACAATGCCAAAACCGGAGCTAGGGCGCGCTCAATGAGTGCGCGGTAGACTGGGATCTAAGCCTCTACGTGCTCCGCTGTGGCCAACTACAACGTAGATATTGAGGTTGCGCTGCGCGGAGCCCGCGAGCTTAAGGTACTAAAAGACAGCTTAAAAGGCGTAAACAAAGAGGTAGGTAGACTTAACGCCGCAACAATAAAAGCAGGAAAAGCCTTAAAAGGAACTTTTTCTGCCAAAGACATTGGAAATGTCAATAACTACTCCAAGGCAGTAGCAAAAGCTGAGCGGGCTCTCCGTAACGCTGCTTTCGGAACAGAAGCAGAGAAGAAAGCTGTAAAAGCGCTAGTCACCGCTCAAAAAGAATACAACGAGCAGATAGACCGGCAGAACAAATTACTGAGAGAAGAAGAGAGACTGCAGGGCGTAGAACGCCTGGGTAAAAAAGGTTCTTCGAAGAAACCCAAAAAAGCAGCTACAGATAAACTGCCAAAACCAGGTTTTCAATCATTTGGATTTTCTGGCATTGATTTTATGCCGGTTGCGGGAAGCACCAGCATTCCGGGTTCTCCCTTAGCAAGACAAGCAAAGAGTCAAGCAAGATTTGGGTCTGCGGTTAGCGCAGGTGCCTTTCCGTTGCTGTTTGGTGGCGGCCCGGGTATGGCACTTGGCGGTGCTTTAGGCGGCGCAATATCGGGATCAACATTCGGACCAGCAGCCATCGCACTGCAAGTCCTTGGTGGCGCGTTTGACCAACTTGCTGCTCAAGCTGCTTCATTAGGCGCGGCACTAAATCCCGCTACAGCAGATGTAGACGCACTTGTTGAAGCTTTGGGCCTGGTGGGTTCTCCCATCCAGGACTCCATTAGCAGCTTGGAAGAGCTGGCCGGTCAGCAAGTGGCTCTTGAGGCTGCAACACGTCAGCTTTCTATAGTTGTCGGTGACGAGGGCGTTCAAGCTCTTGCAGATCTTGGGGAAGCTTCTACTCAATTTGGAAACGCTCTTACGCAAGTAACCACACAGGTATTGGCGCAAATTGCCAAACTAACAGGCGGAATTGTAAAAGAAATAGCAAATACTATAGAAGTTGGCGCTTTACTAACCGCTGCGAAAGCGTCTGATGACCCGCGCCAAAAAGAACTTCAAGAACAACTAGCGGGTGTCCAGATTAAACCAGGGGAACGAGGCGTAAGCCTGGAACGCGCACAGATAGAAGCCGAAATGGTGGAATTACAGCGGAAGATTCGTGAGGAAGAAGAAGGCAGATTGCAAGCAGCCGTGGAGAGAGCACGAGCAGGCTCTGTCGAACACACTATTGCTAAAAACAACCTAGCTATTGCCCAACTAGAGGGCGATTTAACAGACCAGCGAGTATTTAATCTCGAAAAAGCAAATATCTTCCAAGAAGCCCGGAAAAAGCTGATGCAAGAGGGCGCTGATGTAAAACTAATTGAGCTTGAAAGAGATGGACAACTTTTAGAGCTGACCAATAGAAGAAATGCTCAAATAGAGTCCGCAAACGATAAAGCCGAAAGAGCAGCAAAACGTCAGAGTGATGCGGCGGACAGGCTGGCTAAAAAACAACAAAGAGCTATTGACCGCAGAGTTGAAGCAGTCGAAAGAGAACTGGAACGCACCGACAAACTCTTTAATCGAGCAGGCAGTCAGCTAGACGACATTATTAACAAGCACAAAGACAAGATGGCCTTTGAGCGGGAGTATTCTCGCTTGATTGAGCAAGGCAGCACACCTGCTGCAGCTAAACAGGCCATTGAACTTAAGAAACAGCTGCTTGAGCTGGAGCGTGGTTACGACAAGCTTTTAGAAACCGTAGACGCTCAAATTGTTAAGACAGAGGCTTCGCTTCAGGAGCTAAAAAATCAAGAGGGCGTTACTACTGAGTATCAAGAGCAGCTAAAAGCACTGGATGCGCTTAAGAAGAGAAGAGGCGAGCTAGAGGAAAAGAAAGAGGGTGCTGAAGGGGCTATCAATGAAGCGCTGGCACCTAAGACCGATCGTGAAACCCTAGAAGAGTATCTGAAAAAACTACAAGGGCAGCTAAATGATCTGATGAATCCAGCCAACCAGTTAATTGGTTTTGCTGAAACGTTTGGTGAAGCGTTTAGCGAGTCGTTTAAGGGCATTGTTACGGGCAGCATGAGTGCTCAGCAGGCGTTGGCCAACCTGTTCCAGCGCACAGCGGATCACTTCCTTGACATGGCTGCACAGATGATTGCAGCTCAGATCAAGATGAAGATCCTGGGGATTGGTCTGAACTTCCTGGGCGGCGGGCTTGGCGGGGGTGCTAGCTCAGTGCCATCTGCCGCATACGGTGATCTTTCTGTTGCTGGTCCTAGTTTCTTCTCTGGCGGGATGATTCCTGGCTTTGCCGATGGTGGTCGTCCTCCTGTTGGTCGCCCGTCAATCGTTGGAGAACGTGGTCCCGAGTTGTTTGTGCCTGATCGCGCTGGAACGATTGTTCCAAACAACGCAATGGGTAGCTCTAACATTGTGGTGAACGTGGATGCTTCTGGATCGTCTGTCGAAGGCGATTCTGATCAAGCCGCACAACTTGGCAAGATGCTTGGCGCTGCAGTGCAGGCTGAGCTGGTCAAACAAAAACGTCCTGGCGGTCTTCTCGCAACCTGATGGCTACTTTCCCTTCGATCACGCCAACTTATGGGCTTCAAAAGCGCAGCTCTCCGGTGGTGCGGACGGTGCGCTTCGGGGACGGCTACGAACAACGCACAAGCCTAGGCATTAACCAGAACCCCAAGATTTACAGCTTGACTTTTGAGGTATCAGAGACTGATGCTGACACCATCGAAACGTTTCTCGATGCCCGCGCTGCTGACAATGCAAGCTTTGACTTCACGCCACCAGGAGAAGGCAGCAGCTCTAAATTTGTCTGTGAAAACTGGAGCAAGTCGATTCCTTATTTAAACCGTGCCAGTATTCAGGCAACGTTCCGCGAAGTCTTTGAACCCTAATGGCTTATACCGCTTGGGCTGCTAGCACCGCGTTTGCTGTTGGTGACGTTCGACGCGCCACTGCATCACAAAACAGCGGTCTGGTTTTTGAATGTACGACTGCCGGAACGTCAGGCAGTTCAGAGCCAACTTGGCCAACAGACATTGGCAGCACAATCACTGACAACACTGTTGTTTGGACAGCAATCAGCTCTGTTTACGCTGATCTGTCAGGACTTGCTTTAGACGCAATTATTGAGCTGTTTGAGTTGCACTACGACAATACGCTGCACGGCAGTACGGACATTTTGCGTTGGCACGCAGGGTCTAATGCTGATGTAACCGGCAACATCGCTTGGAACGGTAATGATTACGTGCGTCTGCCTGTGCAGGCTGAGGGTTTCGAGTACACAAACGGCGGCACGTTGCCCCGGCCAACCTTGTCAGTTGCCAACCTTGATGGAGCGGTCACAGCGTTGTTGCTGGGCGTAAACCTGACAACCCCAGGCAACGACCTGACAGGTGCAAAGGTCAAGCGGATCAGAACGCTGAAAAAGTTTCTTGACGGCGAGTCTGCTGCTGATCCTTACGCAACCTTTCCTGTTGAGGAGTGGTTCATTGATCGCAAGTCCACAGAATCGCGAGATGTTGTCAGTTTCGAGCTGGCTAGCAAGTTTGATCTGTCAAACAAGGAACTGCCCAACCGCCAAGTCGTGGCCAACATCTGCCAATGGCAGTACCGCAGTTCTGAGTGCAGCTACACAGGCAGCAACTATTTTGACGTGAACAACAATAGTGTTGCAACGTTGGCACAGGATGCGTGTGGCAAACGGCTTAGTAGTTGCAAAAAACGGTTTGGCGAGAATGGCCAACTACCGTTTGGATCATTTCCTGGAGCAGGCTTAATCCGATGACGCTGCCGCCTTCAGTCATGAGTCTGATTATGTCTCATGCAAAAGAAGAAAGCCCCAAAGAATGTTGCGGTCTGGTTGCTGTAGTTAAGGGCAAGCGTCGTTACTTCCCTTGCAAGAACTTGGCTGACACACCGGATGAGCATTTTGTGCTTGATCCGTCTGACTATGCAGCTGTGGAGGACAAGGGTGAAATCGTTGCGGTGATCCACAGTCACCCAACCACCAACCACAATCCTTCACCAGCTGATCGTGTTGCTTGTGAGCAAAGCGGTCTGCCTTGGCACATCGTTAATCCGAACACTGAAAACTGGGGATACTGCGAGCCTGAGGGCTTTGAACTGCCGTATGTGGGACGTGAGTTCTCACACGGTGTTGTGGACTGCTACAGCCTTTGCCGTGACTGGTATAAGCGTGAGTTTGGGCTTCAGCTGCGGGACTACCCACGTCGAGACAAGTGGTGGGAGCACGGTGAAAACCTCTACCTAGAGAACTTTGAAAAAGAGGGGTTTCGGCGGATTCCTATTGCAGAACTGCAACGCGGTGATGCGTTGTTGATGCAGCTGGTGTCACCCGTGCCAAACCACGCAGCGATTTACCTAGGTGACCAGCAGGTCTTGCATCATGTACAGGGACGGCTGTCTAGCAGGGACGTTTACGGCGGGTATTATTTGAAGAACACTGCCTGCGCCTTGAGGCATGAAAGTCGTTAAGGTCTATGGCGCTCTGCGCGAACTGCTCGGGAAAAACCGGTTTGAGTTTGTAGCCGAAACACCTGCTCAAGCCATGCGTGCCCTGCTGGTTAATTTTCCTGAGCTACACCAGTGGCTGCTTGATAGCGAGAAAAATGGTGTTGCCTATCGGGTAACGGTAGGCAAGCAGAAGATACACAATGACGATGTATCAGGGTTGTTCTCCCCTTGGAGTGAACGAGAGGTGTTCAGCATCGCCCCGGTTATTGTTGGTGCGGGGGGTGCAGGTAGAATTCTTGCAGGTGTCGCCTTAGTGGCTCTTGCTGTTGTTACGTATGGCGGCTCACTGGCTGTTAGCGCAGCCGGTATAGGCGTAAAAGCCGGTTTGACTGGTTTTGCTGCTACTGGAGCAGCGTTAGCGGCAGGAGCCGTGTACGCAGGTGGATATTTGATTTTATCCGGCGTTGCCCAAATGATTTCGCCTGCGCCAAAGCCGCCTGGACCTGCTGAAGCACCGACTCAGCTTGAATCAAATAGTTTTAGTGGAATCGTGAATACCAATCGCCAAGGCATTCCCGTACCCATAGCCTATGGGCGGGTGTTTGTTGGATCGGCAGTTATCTCCTCTGGCCTTGATGTTGATCGAATCAAATGACTGAATCAAAGTACATTGCTGGCTCTGGCGGCGGCGGCGGCGGTTGTTTTACTGGCGAAACGCTTGTCTCCACTCCTAATGGCCAGGTTCGGATTGACGAACTAAAAGAGGGCAGCGAAGTAATTAGCTTTGACGACAAAGGCAAGACTCATGTCGCAAAGGTACTGAAGGTTCATGTTCATGAGAACGAGCAAGTATATCGTTATGGTTTTTGGGGAGACGAGTATATAGATGCAACCCCAAATCACTGGGTTTTGAATCAGTACAACGCATTTGTTGCGATTGGAACTCTTGGGTTTGATGACTGTCTAATTGATGTCATGGGCCATCTGAGGCCGATGACTAGTCATCAAAAGCTCGAAACATGTACTGTTTATAACCTCACTGTAGAACAACAGCATACTTTTATCGCTAATAACATTCGTGTTCATAATGCTGGATTGGGTCAAAGAATCTCTGGTGCTGGTGGTGGCGGCGGTGGTGGCAAAGGCGGCGGTGGTAGCAGAAGCGCCCCAACCGAAGCGGATGATTCGCTGCAGTCAAGGCAGTTTGCAAACGTTCTTGATTTAATCAGCGAAGGCGAAATTGAAGGTTTAGATGATGGCAACAAAAGTATTTTCCTTCAAGGAACGCCTGTTGAAGACTCTTCAGGCAATAACAATTTTAGTGGATTTACTATTGCCACTCGAAATGGAACGCAGACACAGACTTACATCCCTGGCGTTTTTGCCAATGTAGAATCAGAAACAGCAGTTGGCGTTGAAGTTACAAATTCTAGTCCAGTAACTAGGCAGATTACGGATACGGATGTTGATCGCGTCCGAGTTACAGTACAAATACCGTCACTTCAAGAATTTGAGGATGACGGAGATATTGTTGGCACAAAAGTTCAAATTGCTATTCAGGTTCAGTACAACGGTGGTGGCTTTAATACCGTTGTTACCGACAACATAACAGGCAAAAGTAGCAGCGCATATCAGAATGATTATTTGATAACTTTGACCGGCGCATTTCCTGTTGATATTAAAGTTGTCCGCAATACTGCTGACAGTACATCAACAAGGCTAGCTAACGTAACTAACTGGCAAAGTTTCACCTCAATCATTGACGCAAAGCTTGCTTATCCAAACAGCGCATTAGTGGCGTTGCGTTTTGATTCAAGGGAGTTCAGTAGTATCCCTCAGCGTAAGTATCTAATTCGTGGCATAAAGGTCAAGATTCCGAGCAATGCGACTGTAGACACCACAACGCATTTGGGACGAATCACGTATTCCGGAGTGTGGGACGGAACGTTTGCAGCCGCGACTTGGACAAACGATCCAGCTTGGTGCCTGTGGGATCTACTCACCAATGATAGATATGGCGCTGGTATCCCTGAATCTTCACTTGATCGCTACGACTTTTTTGCGATTAGCCAGTATTGCAACACCCTTGTCGATGACGGCAACGGCGGGCAAGAGCCACGTTTTAGCTGCAATCTGTTGATCAACCAGCGCAAGGAGGTTTACAACGTTATTCAAGAGATGACCAGCATTTTCAGGGGCATCTCTTATTACGGCGCTGGTTCGTTGGTGTTGTTGCAAGACAAGCCCTCTGATGCTCAGTACACGCTTGGCCCAGCCAACGTTGTTGATGGCGTATTTTCGTATTCTGGATCGTCAGTTCGCAGCCGTCACACCTGCGCGACTGTTGCATATCAGAGTTACGACGAGCTTGGCGAGGTGTCGTTTGAGTATGTCGAAGACGCTGACTCTGTGGCTAAATATGGCGTCAACAACAAAGACATCAAAGCAGTCGGTTGTTATTCGCAAGGACAGGCCAACAGGCTGGGCAAGTGGACGCTGTTAAGCGAGAAAGACCTTTACGAGACGTGCAATTTTTCCATTGGCCTTGATTCAGGCATTGTTGTCAGACCTGGGATGGTTGTGGATATTGCCGATCCGTTGCGTGGTGGAACGCGAAGGAACGGACGGGTCTCTTCGGCCACAACACTGCAAATCACAATCGACAGCACTACTGAGTTGTCAGTCAGCATGGGCAACAGCCCGACAATCTCAGTTGTTCTGCCCAACGGCCTAGTAGAGACAAGAGACATCGACACCATTAGTGGTACGGCGGTCAATGTCGCTACTGCGTTCAGCCAAGCCCCAGCAGCTAACGCACCATGGTTAATTCAAACAACAGACATTCAGTCTCAACAGTTCCGCGTTATTAGTGTTACTGAGAGCGGTGATGGGGTTTTTGGTGTTACGGCGATTAAATACAACGAAAGCATTTATGACGCGGTTGAAAAAGACTTAAGCCTGACGCAGCGCGACATTACCAACATTTCTGCATCACCAGAGGCAGTAACTAACGTATCAGCCACCGAATTTTTATATGAAGAAGGTGGAACAGTTAGAACAGGTGTAGATCTTAGCTGGTCAAGTCCGGTCACTAATGTTAATGATTTTGTTGTTCGTTATCGCCTTGATAGCAATAACTTTGAAAGAATTATTACTGAGTCGCAATCCACTCAAGTAAAAGGCTTGAAGTCTGGCAGTTTAGAAGTTCAAGTTGTGGCTCGTAGCTTTATTGGTAAATCTGGCCCAGTTACGAAGCAAACGTTCACTCTTGCGGGTAAAACAGCAATTCCGGGCAATGTTCAGAACTTGACATTGGAGCCTCTGAACTACAACAGCGCACGGCTCCGTTGGGACGAAACCGTTGATCTTGACGTAAAGGTCAGTGGCAAGGTGCATATCCGGCATAGCAATTTGACTGACGGCAGTGCCACGTGGAGTAACAGCACTGACCTGATTGCAGCTGTTGCAGGTAGTGCGACTGAAGCAACTGTGCCTCTTTTGGAGGGAGAGTACCTAGTCAAGTTTGAAGATGATGGACTTCGTAAAAGCGCAACAGAAACCAGCATTGTTGTCGATCAGCCGGTCTCGCAAACGTTCTTTGGCGTCAAAACGCAACGTGAAGACCAGATCACGCCAACACCATTCTCTGGCAGCAAGACTGACACCACTTACGACTCAACTTATGACGCTTTAATCCTCGACAGTGATGGTTTGACTGCAGGCACTGGTGAATATGCCTTTGCTGACACGTTGGACTTGGAGGCCGTTTATAGCTTGGACCTGGAGCGTCGGTTAGTCGCTCGCGGCATTTATCCAGCTGACCTTTGGGATAGTAAGACGGCAAATATCGACACCTGGGTGGATATAGATGGTGGGGTTGTGGACAAAGTAAATGCTGAGGTTTACGTGCGAAAGACGAACGATGACCCGTCCGGCACTCCGACCTACAGCGCCTGGCAGCCGTTAGCAAACGGTGTGCTGAAGGCTCGCGCATTTCAGTTCAAAGCAGTGCTGACCTCGACTGACACGGCCCAAAATATCCTTGTGGATGAGCTGGGCTATAAGGCCCAGTTTTCGCAGCGCACAGAGCAGAGCACCTCAGCCATTGCAAGCGGAACGTCAGCCAAAGCAGTCACGTT